CAGCTTCATTTAACCACCTCTTACCTTTCTTGGCGGCATCACTGTCTTCAATCTGTCTTAGGAAGTCATCAGCAGATGCTATGGCTTGTTCTTTAGTACCAACACTAACTACTCTTAACTTGCCTCCAGTACGCTTTACAATAGCTATAGATATGTCATCTAAATGTGCAACTAAACCAAAGCCGTTAAACCCACTAGCACTCATACAAGCACCGTTATTAAATAAGTCAATCCATCTAAAAGGTGATCTATCCATAAGATCAACTTCAGTCATTACAAAGTCTTCTAATGCTTCTTTACCTTCTGCACCAAACTCATGTCCACAAATAGGACACTCACGAGATGACAATGGCACTTCTGACTGACAACTAGGACAAACTTTAACGGGAGCTTCTCCAGCTCTTTGAGCTTCAGCTCCTTCAAGATTAACACCTTCATCTAATGATCCGTGTGTAAGTACACTAGTTCCAAAGTCTAAGACCACACAATCTTTCTTGATTACGTCTGGATGTTCTTCTGGATCTATTGTTCGCAAGCCACGACCAATCATCTGCACCATTGTGGATTTGTATGAACATGGTCTTGTAAGAACAATACAACTAACAGGTGGAGCATCAAACCCTTCTGTAAGCACAGCTACATTAACAACAACTTGTATGTCTCCATGTTCCAAGTCATGTAGTATTTGCTTTCGTTCTTCTGACGGAGTTTCTCCAGTGACCAGTTCTGCTCTTACATTTGATCTACGATACTCATCACATACGTCTTGTGCATGGACAACTGTAGAACAGAACACAACTGTCTTTCTGTTTCCCGCCTTGTCTTTCCATTCATCTACTATCTTCTCGTTGATAGCTCGCTTATTCATAATCCGTTCAACTTCTCCCATGTCAAAGTCTGACACAGTTCTGCGAACATTCTGCAAATCATCTGTAACACCTACATCAATAACAAATGTCTTGGGAGGTACAAGAAAACCCTCACGAATAAGTGTTCCTATCTCAATCTGATGCGAACAATTATTGAATACAGTCTTTAAACCTTTTTTATCTCCACGATTAGGAGTCGCTGTAAAGCCAACTATCTCTACAGAATTGTTCGCTTCTTTGACCCTGTTAATAATTCTTTGATATGTATCTGCTATTGCATGGTGACTTTCGTCAATCACAACCATGTCAACAGGCTTCATGTTATCCAAATTGTTCGGTCTTGAAAGCGTCTGCACCATACTAAATATGGTTTCTCCAGACCAATCTTTCTCTGATCCGTCAACTACACTTGTGGATATATTTGGATTAACACGGGAAAATTTCTGTGCATTCTGTCGTACAAGCTCATCTCTGTGCTGTATGATTAATACTCTATCGCCTTTTTTATATTTCTTGCCTACTAATGCAGACAACATAATAGTTTTACCCGCTCCCGTTGGAGCAACAACGATAGTATTTTTGTGTTTATCAAGAGCTTTTGATGCGTCATCAACTGCTACTTGTTGGTACGGTCTAAGAATCATTTTTCGTCATCTTTGAGTATATTTGTTCAACTCTTTGTCTGCTAGTATTAAATTTTGTACCAATTTTTGCAAAAGTAAGTCCTTCATTTCTTAATTTAATTATTTCTTTTTTAATTTCATCTCTTTTTTGTTTTCGTTTATTTAATTCTTGTCTTGAATATGTACCAAGTCTTTTTTTATCTCTTTGATTCGTAGCTCTGCAAGCATCATTACAAAACTTTCTTTCATTAGCTCTAAAATCGTTAACTCTTAGACGCATTTTAGTGCTACAACTTCCACAAATTTTTTCGTAATAAGCATTCTCTCTTAAAAACTTAATAACATCTTGCAAGTTATTAACTTGAAAAATCATCTCTTCTTTTGCTTGTTCATATGTTTTCATTGGATTACCTTTCACTGCTAGATGAAAGGGTAGCTTTACGGCACTCGTGCTACCCAAACGAGTTCTAGCAGACGAAGGTCAGTCTTGCCGCTAGATATTCGTAGAAACCTATTTATTAGCCCAAGATGGAGTTACACCACTTTGAGGCTGTTGCACTTGCGGTTGAGCTTGCACAGTCGGTTGCACAGGTGCTGGTGCATTACCACCGCCAATGTAACCTTCTTGGTTAATAGTTATAGGTGCAAGCATTTTATTCTTGTCCTCATAACCATTAGTGCCTTTTTCAACTGCAATCTTTATGCAAAATTCCATACCGTTGATTGCATCAAGACTAGGTATTTGTCTCAAAGCATTAGCCTCTGGAGACATGTCAGCAGGACTTAATCCTTTTGCACTGTCAACAAGACCCCTAAGAGTTCTAAGTCCTATCTCTTTGGACATAGACACTCCACTTGCATTCTTCTTGTCACCATCAAAGAACAAGTTATGCCAAACCTTACGCTTGTCAAACTGACCGCCTATGATTGTAAACTCACATTCAATCCATTTGGCAGAAGACGTAGCTGACTGTCTGAAGATAGCATCTTGAGCCAAGTCTGGAATCGTAACTCCATCCATCTGTGGTTTGATGTAAAGTATTGCACGAGCAATAGTTCCATGTGGTATTAAAGAAAAGTCGTTACCCTCATCTGGGGTTATATTATTTAAGTCAAGCATTATTAGTTACTCCTTCGTTGCTAGACGTTGGTTGTTTAGCGGGATCAACAAATGTAAGCTCTTTATCTGCTTGCTTTGATCCGCCACTCATTTTAGCCAGAAGTTTACCTAAGTGTGGCTCTTCCAATACATCGAGTTTGCCCGATCTATCTTTTGCTGGATAACCCCACTCATTTAACGTCTGACATACAAAAGCACGGTATGTGCCTGTTGTCTCGTCACCTGTCATAACTGCCATTGTGATCACTTCGTCCACAATACCTGGCAATTCACGACCAGTTTTTGCACCCTCTATTTGTAAGTCAAATAGTTTGCGACCATAATCATCAACTTTTTCATCAAGAATGCCAACAAAAATTACATTCTTTTCACGAATATGTTGTAGATGTGTAAGCCATGACATCATCTCACGACCTTGCATACCATAAACAGCACGAGTATCTATTGTACCGTTCCTAGTTCTATTTTCGGGTTGACCCATGCAATGCTGAAAGCACAATCGTCCTGCTACAGTTATACTGTCTACAAATATAGTATCATACTTTTTCATCATTTCAGAAGGATCGCCATATTCTTGCACAACATGATCGTAATGCACTTGGCTATAGGCTTGGTCGTCAGTTAATGATGGATTACCTCCACCTAAAAAACATGCAAAGTCACGACATTCAGCCCATGTCTTAGGACGAATAACATCTATGGGCCACCCTTCGATAGCCGCATCACCCGCCTCTAAGTCCATGAACAATGTAGTGTCTGCATCTAAAGTCCGAGCAAGAGTGGTTTTACCCACTCCACTCTGACCACACACAACGATCTTATGACCTTTTTTCTCAGCCATACGTTGTTCGGCTGTAATAATATTTAATGTCATTATTCTATCTCCTCAAGTTCATAGGTTGTTGATGCCATCTCCACAGTTCTATGTGGCTCAAGAAGAGCTTTGATTGCTGGTGGAGCATTAGTATACTTACGCTCCTCTATAGTAACACTTATCTTACCATAGTGTCTTGCATCGTCTGCATCCATTTGAGTGTCAAGTGTAGTCATAAGACCAGCTTGATCCCAAGAAACTTTCTTCTTAACATTAACTTTCATCTGTAAGTGATTGCTATCAGTGTTAATAATAACAGTACCAAAGTTTTTATTTTGTGATGCAAGTTCATTACGAGCCTCATTATAATGCTTTGCATCTAATACCTCGTTGATTAAAGCTAGTTCTTTCTTAGCTGTATCATATCTTTGTTTAAGTTCATTCCTATGTTGAAACAGATTTTTGGTGTCCATTTCAAAGTAAGACTGAAACATAGTGTCTCGCTCTTTTGTCATAATTGACCTCCTTTTAGTAAGCTAGAACTTTTATATATAGCACTAGTTACAACAAAGTCAATACCTGTTCTATCATTTTTTTTTGAAAGTTAATAATATATCTATGTTATGTATGGCAAGCATAAGTTTTTTCTTTAGCTTAAACTCAGGCGTAAGAACGCCTTTAGCATCTTCAACAATGAATCTTGACGATCCATCTTCGTCTACTAATAAATATGTAAAGTCAGCAATATAATTACATATCTTTTGACCGTTTACATTTAATTCATATTTAATTTGTCTGTCTAATTGCTGTACTGCACCAGCTCTTTCCATTGATTTAAGTTGACCCCAACGCTCTGCTTCCCACCTAGAATCAAACTTTAATCCCATTGCAACTGTCTTTTTTGCAAAATACTTGTTGGGTTTCCCAACTTTTCTGGTTATAATTCGTTTATTATTGTTATACATGGGAGTTACTATAATGGCAGATCCAAAAAAATTCAAGTCAATTGGTATTGATACTGATACTTATCATAAACTAAAACGTATTTGTGATGATGAAAGACGTAATATACGTCAACAAATATCTATATGGGTTGATCAAGATTACAAAGATAGATTTAAAGATGATGACAATGTTACTCGTTTAGGTTTAGGAACACTTAATAACTAAGCGACTTGTTCCTTAACACCTAAGTCTTCCATTCTCTTTATTAAACGATCAGCTCTTTTGGTTACTTGTTTGTGCCATCTCGAATCTTCCATTTGTATGGCACATTCAAGCCAATCACTTTTAGATATAGCTTCACGAAACTTAACAAATTTAGATAAACGAGGTCTGCCCATATTAAACATCATGTTCGCACAGATTTTTTGTACTTCTTCTGGTAAATCATCAAAGTTATCAAACAATTTTTTACATTCTGATATAGTTCCTTCAACATCTACCTTAAAACAGTTATTTACTCTTTCTTCTGATACTGGTGTACCTACTGGCTTTTCATATTCTTCATCCCATTCAGTAACTAAATGACCTATACCAAATGTAGGCAACCCTAAATGATCTAAGTATATTTCATACTTACAACCTTCATCTTGTTTTAATTCTTCTCTTAATTCATCTATGTTCATGCTGTTTGATTCCTACTTGCTATTGCTTGCATTGATGGGCTTAGTCCTAAAGCTAGAGCTGTGCTTGGATCAGTAACATCTATAGCTCCAATTCCTGTTTTGTTCGATGCTGGTTGTATGTTCATTCCAGTTTGCGTAGAGCGAACATTTG